AAGAAGTATCGTGGCCAAGGAAAACGTTAATCCCCTTTCCAATGTTCAAAACTCTTCTTGTGAGTGGTGCCGTCGTTTCGGCAGCTGTGCTGGCATCTCCTGCAGCCAAGGCCGACGGGTTTTTCCTGAACCCTGAGTGGAACGGTGCCTGGTCAGGTTCTGACTTTGGCGGTGCTGTTTTCGATGCTCATGTGGGCTGGGAGAAGGGCAACTTCAGCATTCAAGGCGGCCCATCTTGGCTCCAGCCTGATGCAGGTGACACCTCTGTGGGCTTCTCTGGCAAGGCCAACGTGTCTGCTCCTGTGGCAGAACCGCTGGATGTTTACGGCGAGGTGTCCTATGCCAAGTACAAGGACAGCGACGCTGGCTATGGCCTGAAGGCTGGCATGAAGTACAAGTTCTGAGCTAATTTTTAGCTGGAACCTCACACGTTTCCTGGCCCCTTAACAGGGGCCTTTTTGCTATGCAAAAGGTCTACAACCTGCTCAGCGTTCTTGGCTTCGTCATGTCTGGCACGATGGCCGTCATGGGCGTGATGGCTTACACGCGCGTTCCGTCAATGGTCAAAAACTACGCCAGCGAGCTAAAGCTAGAGCTGACGGAATCAATCCTCAAGCAAGTGCCTGTCCCAGAGATACCTAAGCTGCCCCAGGCCACAGGACCTGCGATTCCTTTCAAGTAATCATCTTTGTCCCGGCCACGGGATCTTCTGGGTCATGTGCTTCCGGCCCGAAGCCTTCACGCTGCAGCTGCGCCATGTCCAGTTCTGGCGCGGGTGCCTCTTGTTTCTGCTCAAACGAGGCAAACCAGTCGCGTAGCGCGTCGCCTGTAGGCGTACCTTTGGGCCACTTGACCCATTTCAAAATGGCCTTTGTATCTGTAAACGGCCTGGCGCTGTTCCCGGACATTACGGTGTAAACAATGGGCGGCCCCTCTCTTCTGCGATTCCTCTCAATAAAAAGCTGACCTGCCGTAAACCGCTCTGACTTCATGCCGCAAATTCGTGAGATAGGTGTACGAAGAATCGGCGTGCCTGACATCTCTGTGGGGCAGCCAATCCCGCCCCCTGTTTTACCAACGGCTCCACCGGTTACGTCTGCAAAGTATCCAGTGATTGAAATGCCTGGATGCGTGCGTGCGCGTATAGCCAAGGGCAGCGGTGTTCAAACGTTTGAGGATGACCCACGCGGCAACGTCACGCTGTGCGATGGGGCGGTTCCTGTTTATGACGCGCCTGACTACAGGCCACGCGATTTCACATGGGTGCAGCCGCCACAAGCAGACACAAAAAAGCCGGAACCAAAAGCCCCGGCTGTTGTCCCTTCCCCAGATGTGCCGGGTGCCGATCCCGACAATTCAAGGTTGCCACCAGATCCCCCGTGCCCAGCTTTCGGCTCGAAAGAAATCGGATCGTTTAACAAATTAGGGACAGAGGTCCTAGCGGGTTATGAGCTGCAAGACGGCAAGTGCGTGAAGATCTGGGACCCTGTGCCTGTTGGGCAAGTCGTCAACAACTATGTGCCTGATGTTGGTCCAACCGTATCAGTCGCGGTTACTGCCGCGTTTGCTACGACTGCAGCCATTCTGAGCAAACCGATTGCGTCAGTGCTGCAGAAGCTTGCCAAGCCGATCACGAAGAAGGTTGTGAAGAAGCTTCTTTTGAAAAAGGCAAAACCGGTATCTTTACGGGAGCGGATCCTGGCGCAGAGAGATCGGAATCGCGCACTAATGGCTTTACGTCGGGCTGTGGGTAAGTGATGGCGTGGGTGTGGCCTTCCACAGGGATCGGCTTGAGAACTACATCTGCACAGATTGCTTTGAATGGGCTGTTATCTGACCAGCCATAGCCCTCCCGGATCGCCTGCGCACAAGCTTTGAGGCGGCCCATCTCGTAGTTGAGTCTTTTGTCAGCAAGGCTCTGTTCGTAGAGCGCGACCTGTTTCTCTGCGGCCTTCAGGCACTGGTTAATAGCGCGGCGATCCAAGGGCACTGAGATAGTCGCGGTGATCCCAAAATTGTTGCTGTAGTTGCTGCGATAGCCCGTCCTCATTGGCTTCATGAACAGGACTCGGCCCGGATTGTCGGGGATTCCGTCTGGTCCGTCTAAGCCTGTTTCTGGATCTTTGAGGCCGTAGTTGTCGCTGTTGTCGTAGACCGGCTCTTGGTAATACTCGTTGTTTGGCTTGCCAAAAGAGTGGACGCCGGACAGGAACGGGGAGATGTTTAGCGTTGCTCCGTCGCACTGAATCCCAGACCCGAAGCTGAACTTTTGATATTGACCTGGAGTGACCTGCACAGCTTGGTTGACCACTGAGCCACTGCTATTGCTGACAGGCGATGCAGTCGCGCTCACCTGTGCAGCGGCAGGTGTGCCGTAGATCAAACCGAGCAGCAGTGCAGTTGCTGTCGCTCTCATTGGCTGAACGTGCTGGTGGAGTCGGTCACGCTTTCAATGATGGTTTCTCTGTCAATGATCACTTTCTCAATCAGCCCTGGACCTTGATAGGTCTCCGCAAACTGAAAGGCAGCGCCCGGCGTTGATTGAACCCAGTTGCTGCGATTAGCAAGGTCTAAGCTTGTGCCGTTGACAGCAGGGCTCACAGTGCCGCTGCTTGGCTCAACTCCACTCCCGCTGACCGTGTACTCCCAGCCGGTGCGGTGCGATTCCGAGACGATGTTCTCTTTCACAATCGTCTTGGTCTCTGTGTGGGTCGAGACAACTCCCTGCGAAAAATTTGGGACCACAGGGACCGCTGCGGCTGGTGATGCCAAGAGCAGCAAAAGCGCACTAGCGGCTTTGCAGTTCACTGATTACCTGCCCGATGGCGCTGGTGTTTGCTCCCCCTGCCGTCACAGTGATGGCACCTGCTGTTGTCAGTGTGCCTGCCAATGTTGAGGCGGTGCCTGCAGACTCAGAAGTAACGTCGCCAAAGGCAGGAACCTCGCCAACTGTTGGCGCTGACGTGGGCACCGCATCCCCGATTGTGTAAGAGTTTGAAAAGCTAAAAGCGTTGCCGTCGGTGCTCTGAGATGCGGTCACCGTGGTTAATGCTCCAACGCCAGCGGTGTGAGCCCCCAAGCCACCGATAACACCTGCAGTGCTGCCGTCTGTTGTATCGACTCCGCTGCCGCTGATGCTGTAGCTGTTGCCTACGCGAACGGCACGGGTTGAAGCACCTCCGACATCCAGCTGAACGCTGCTGCTGATTCGGTGGGTAAGATCAGCACGAGCAGGCAATGCAGCTGCCAAAGTGATCCCCAATACCAAAAATGCGCGGGTCATTTGATGCCGACTTTGGTGTCTTTGTTGTCAATGATATTCGGCTTCTTATTGCCATTCCCGTTTGACTTCCGTTCAATGCCAAAAGAGGCCATTGCGCCAGTCAACAGAGATGCCACAAAGGTGTTGTCCATTTTCATCTGAGGGAACAAGCCCAGATAAGAGACGGTCAGCAGAGTGGCGCTCCAAAACAAGACAGCGCACTTAACGACATCAGCAACGCAGATGCCTTCCTTTTCGTGATGATCGTCTGGAGTTTCTGCCATTGGGGAACAGAGCTACCCTTTAAGGGTAACTAGGCCAGGCCAATGATTCTTATCGTCAAGCCGATCCTGATGGCTTTTCTGAAATCTGATTCAGTGAAACGTCTAGTTATGGATCTTCTCCGCGCCTACGCAAAGACGACCGACAACACCATCGACGATCAGATCTGCGATTACGTCGGCAAGAACTTGCTGGGACCGCGCATTGAGAAGTGAAGCTCTCCGCGTTCTCGGCAGCTGGTTGGTTTATTGCAGGCGGGGCAGTAACGCTGTTGCTCTGCGGTTCAATGGTTATCTTCATCGCTGGATACAGCTCTGGCGTAGCCAGTTGCGATCAAGCAAGATCAGGCCAGCTCTAGCGGTCACATCCGTGCTCTCGCTGCTTCCATTTTTTGAGTGGTATAAGCCAGACGTGCCGCATCGCATGGCTGCCATCAAGCAGCTGGAGGAGGCCATGCCTGCTGAATTACTGTCTGAAGACGCTGAATGGTTTCAGGCTTGGAAAGCCAGCGGCATTGATCAG